CCTTAAATGATGTGCAAAAAGGCATGTTTTGGCTAAGTCTTCAGAAATTCTCATTAGATGATTGTATGGCCGCTTTTGTATTACATTGCGAGAGCAAAGATGGCGAGTGGAAACCGCAAGTCTGTCATATAACCAAATCATTGAAAAATACTGAATTTTCTATAAGGTCGATTTTTAATGATTTTTTTAAGCACAAAGAAGTCAAAGATGAAAGAGCAATAAAAATATATAGACAAATGGGTGGTAGAGAAATGCACAAACTACCTGAAAGTGTAACAAAAAAGAAAGAAGATTTATTTGTGGAGTTGTATATGGCCGAAGAATCACAGGAAACTTTTGCCGAACTTCCTAATAAATTAAAGACTAAATTAATTGGAGTTAAAAAATGACATTAAAAACATATATAACAAGAACTCATATTGCGATGGATGTTGCGATAAAAGCAAACTCAGCAACTGGTGCTGAAACTAAAGCAGTTAAAGTATTGTCGAATGACCTTGTGAAACAACTTATGCGTGATAAAAAAGTCGAGTGGATAGATAATATACAAATACTTATTGATGAAGATGAAACTAAGTATACAAAAACAAATCACATACCAATGAGTGGTCCAGCTTTACAAATTGATGATTTAATAGAAGAAACATATATTGAAGATAAAAAACCTAAAAAACGTACACAAGATACACAACCTAAATATATTAGGGCTAGAGGTATTTCTGAGAAATATGCTGTGGCTCTTAGTACTGTTTGGTATTGGCAATCTATTGGGAAACTACCTAAACCAACAGCAAAACTTGGGCCTAGATGTACTGTTTGGGACGTAGATGAAGTTGCAGATGCTTTTCAGGAGCTAAGAAATGAAACAAATTAAATCACAAGTAGCCATTGTTAGGTCATCATTTTTTCATGGAGGCAAGCAAAAAAGAGTATATTACTTAGTAGGAATATTTGCATTTACGAGTATGCATGATTTATTTAGTCTTGTAGATGAAGAAGTAGACCCTTTCCAATGTGAATATAAAGAAATTGAGAGTGGGGGTTTTTGTGTTCAAGAAACAATGGATGAAGATGGTTTTATTCATCAAGGATATCTTACTTCATCTATATCTATGATGCACGAAGTAGAAGGAACAGATTGGAAGGAGATAAGTTATGATTAGATTAGGAGATGTTGAGCTTGAAAAGGCTCTTATAAATTGGAGAGAGAAAGCGGGAGAGTTAGCAGATGCTGAGTCTAGCTATCAATACTATGAATCAATGATGAAAGTTACTAAAGCTACTGTGTTTTTAGAAACTAAAGACAAAGGTTTAACTGTCAAAGATAGAGAAGCTATAGCAGAAGTACACAAAGATGTAGTTAAATATATTGATTTAATTAGGGCCGAGAAAAGAAAGTATCTCAAATTAAGACATGAAATAAATACTATACAAGAGTCTTGTAACTTATTTAGAACTAAGTCAGCTAACATTAGAGGGGAAATGAAACTTACAGGAGAACTGGGATGATAAAAAAGGGTAATACTTTTGCTTTTGATTTGGATTTCGGGGAACGTTCTGAAAAGGTTTATGGAAAAGTGCTGAGTGATTTAATCAAAGGCAAGCATGAATGTAAAGCTGAGAGAGATAGATGGATTGAAACAGGTAATATGTTTGTTGAGTTTGAATCTAGAGGTAAAAAAAGCGGCATATCTACTACCCATTCGGACCATTGGGTTGTATCTTTTTACAAAGAAAATCATTTATGCTTTACAATAACTTTGCCAATTAAAGAAGCAAAAGCATTAGCAAGAAAGTATTATCTAAGAAATAAAATAGTTCCTGGCGGGGATGAAAATACATCTAAAGGGGTATTAGTGCCTATATGGGAGATATTTAATATGGAGAATTATAAATAATAATGGCAAAAAGACCTAACAAGAAACGGAAAAAAGAATACGAAGTAGCTGTAGAACATGGTTGTATTCTATGTAAAATTTTATATGGAGTTAAAACTGAGTGTGAGATTCATCATCTGACAGGTGCTGGATTAGCACTTCGTAACGAAGAAAAATTTATACCACTTTGTGTACACCATCATCGTGGGCAAGGAGGAGTGCATCATAATACTAAAGATTTTGAAGACAAATATGGAACCCAAGAGGAACTTTGGGAAATTTATAAACAAGAAATAAAGGAGATAATATGACTTGGGATTACAGAGCAGAATGGAAAAGGAGATTAACTAAAATCATAAAACATCTAAAAGAAAAACAAGTGAATATTATAAGAGTTGATTCTCACTCTTATACTGTGGATTTGATTTGTTCTTATAACAGAAAGATTACTCTTTTAAAATTAATTACTGATAAAGAAAACCAATATACGTTAGAAATGGAAAACTTAACTAGAAGATTTAGTCCAAACTACCATGTTATTAGTAATTTAAAACAAGCATTAGAGATTCTCTTGGGAGATGGAACTATTAAAACAAAAGACCCAGTAAAAAGTCTACATAAACATTTAGAAAAAATAACTGTAGCTGAAACAACTAAAAAAGATATAGCTTTCGATAAATTTATACAATGGAGGAGAACGTGATAAAGATAGAAGATAATGTACCCATCAAACGTAACAGTAAATATTCTGAATATTTTGATATACTGTATAAGATGAAGTCAGGACAAAGTTTCTTAACCGATAATTACAGAGTCGTTGATGAAGTCAGGCACAGGGCTTGGGAAGAAAAAATCCCTGTATGTTATAGGTCAATAAAAGAAATTGGTAAGCCATTACAGTATCGTGTGTGGAGAAAATAATGAAACTAGATTTACTTACCATTTTACTACCAAAGTCATTAGACATGGGCAGTATTGGGAATGGCAAGTCGCATGACTCGATAACGCCACAAGAAGTATCTACCATACTATCCTATGCTAATCTTGTTAAAACCGAGCTTAATATTTTAATGGGAAAGTATTTAGAAGATGAATCAGCAACACATGATTTGATTAAATATGCTGAGTCTTTTCTTAAAAATGAAGATGAACTACCTGATTATTTTATTAAAAAGATAGCACATACAGCAGTTATAGAATTATTTACCGATACTACTTGTTTCTTTTGTAATGGAACAGGACAGGTGGTGTTCCAGGATAGTGTAGATAAGTGTTTACATTGTCATGATGGGATATTTGTGTGGTCAGACTTTTCAAGGTCGGCTATTATGGGATTAAAAAAAGGAGTGTATATGAAAATTAAAAAAGATTACAAAGAACTAATAAAACATTTAATGGACGTAGAGCAATCTGCATTAGAAAAACTAGGGGATTCATGAGTAGAATAAATAAAACAAGGTACGAGTGGATAAGAGAGAATGAAATTACAGGGCAGTTTACCAAACAAGATATAGCTGTTTTAGATAGGTTAGATAGATTAGACCCTAATGAGCCTGAGTGTGATAGTAATTTTCCTTGGGGATGTCCTAATATTACAAAAAGATATCTTATAGACCAAGAAGAAAAATGTAGGAAGGTTTGGGAAAAGAAAGAAAACGAAATAAAAAACAAAGAAAAAATATTAACTTTTTTAAAGGATAAATAATTATGAAATGTTGGCATTGTAATACAGAATTGATTTGGGGCGGAGACCATGATGTTGAAGATAGTGAAGAATATTCTATTGTAACAAACTTGTCATGTCCTAACTGTGGTTCTTATGTAGAAGTTTATTACCCTAAAGAGAAAGAGTAATGAAAAAGAATTACTATTGTTATAGGGCTACAGTAACTTTTAGTGGTTGTACTCAGGCTACAGATGAAAAAGATGCTATTCAGAAAGTAATTGCTGAGTCTAAAAGATTACCTGAAACAGTTTCTTTTAAAGAATCTGAAGTCAAGGTCAGAAAGTTGCAGAAAAAGCCTTCAAAAGGCTTATATCACGATTCTAAGTACGATTGGTAAGAAATTGGCTTCCATATATACCCCAAAAATCCATTTTTATGGGTGTCCATAGGCAAACAGTGATGCCTAATTTACAACACGCTTCTCGGTATCAATTTGCTCGTTAGAATCAATTACTTCTGATTCTTCTTTCATTTCTGCATATCCTTTCATCTTTGGAGCAAAATTAGGGATAGTTTGCATTAAAGTGTTTAACTCAGCTATCAACTCGTCATCGGATTTTTGTTTTGTGTTGTCTACATTTAGATTGATAGTCTGACTAGAGAAGTTTCCAAGCTCAAGTAATAATTTAGCTGTGTTTAATTTAACAGTATCCTGTTCTGAATTTAACAATAAATCTTGTAGAACAGATATAGCCATACCTGATGTGCCTGAGATTGGCCGTTGCATTTCCCGCTGTATCCCCTTCACAAAAGTATTCTATAAAGGCTTGTTCTTTTTCTTTATCTATTTTCTTAGGCATTTCTTTTCTCCTTGACAAAACTATTACCTTTAGTTAAATTCTCATGTGCTGTTAAATATTGTAAATTTCCTATAACATGCAAACCTGAAACAGTTTTACCTCTCAAGGGAATAATATGGTCTACATGATATCCTTTTGGGCAGTTTATATAGAATTGCTTTATAGCTTCTTTTTCTGACCATATAGGGGTTGCTTGAAGTTTAGACGCTCTACGTTTAGCAACATGATGATATAAAATTCCTTTTCCTCTTTCTGTTTGGCGATAAGTTTGGCGATATTTTTTTACACAAAATTTATATACG